ATGTGTGACCTTGCTGTAATTCCGAGGATGTGGATGTGTCATTGTATCGTCTCACGAATATCAGGTGTCAACAAGCGTTCGAGATCGGGATATATGTTGAGCGCCTCTTGCCATGCCGTTTCAAGTTTCGCGATCTTCTCCGTGAGGCCCTCAAAATATTCTTCCCTGCTCTCGGCCTTCCGCTCGTGTGTCTTGCACCACCATTGAAACGATCCCATTTGAAACTCGATATCACACATGGCTATCCCTCCTCCTTCTCATCCTCAGCGCCAGCCGCCGCGCGGCGGAATCCCTTATTGCGTTGATTTTGGTTGATCTCTATTCACGAACTCTTGCCATTCAGCCTCTATATCCCGCTCTCCGCAAGAGCATGGATTCATACAGCATGTTTGACACCAACCCTTTGCCTTGGTCCACGATTGTGCTACACCCGTTTTGCCGTTCCCGTTACTACGATATTTCGTCCACAGCTCCGCCACGTCCGCCGGCTTCGGGTGCTGATGCCGTTCCTTTCCGCGCCAATCGTTCTGCGCGAACCACGGCCCGAATGCCGTCACCCATTCGGCTATGTCTTCATTCGTCGCCTCGCGGCTGCGCGCCAGCTCTGCCACTTTCACCTGCTTTGAGAATCGGTTGAGCTGGCCGCGCTCAATGTCCGTCATGGCCGTCCATTTCGGGTGTCCATCTACATCTCGCTCAGGCGTCATCTTGCAAATGTCGGCCATCGCGCAGAATATCGGATCGGCTGATCGGATTCGGCGTTTCGGTTTGTCAGCTCGCTCACCGACGATCTCGCCCGTGAACAGGTCCACGAGTGCATATTGCTTTGTGGTGGCCGTCATCGTCGCGCCCCCTCCTGAACCGCCGCGATAATGGCATTCTCGGCAGTAGAAAATCCTCCGACACGTTTGCCGCGCTTCCATTGATAGTGCCAGCACGCCCCGTCTTTCACGTCCCTTGACACCTGCAGGCCGATATCGCTCAGGCCATTACAGATTGCATTGTAAGCCTCGATGGCACTGTATTTCAAAAGAGATTCGATGAAGTCCCCGATCTGGGATTTTGCGCCACGCCCGACCGTGTAGCCCGCGTCGCGCGCCTGCTGCACCAGACGGATGTAACGTTCATCGCTAAGATAAATTGTGTGCGTCATTTTTTCTCCATGAGCGCCTTGATCAAATCGTTCACGATTCCGGTCTGTCGCATCGCCTCGTCGCCTTCGGTCGCAGCATCCACAACCGCACGTTTCTTTTCTATGAGATTGGCGATCTCATCATCGATCGTGTTCTCTCCAAGCAGATACCAGGCTGTCACATTATCCGTTTGCCCGATTCGGTGACATCGATCCTCGGCCTGGTCGTGCGCCGCCGGTGTCCAATCCAGCTCGGCGAACGCCACATTACTCGCCGCCGTCAGCGTGATCCCGACACCGCCCGCTCGGATATTGCATACGATCAGGTTACAGGCCGAATCGCTCTGGAAGCGATCAACATATTCCTGTCGTTTCTCGAGCGGCGTCGATCCGGTGATGCTCGGCGCGCCGAACTTCGTCGCGAGGGCCTCAACAATTGCAATGTGATGCGCGAAGAGCACCAACTTTTCGCCGGTTTCCAAAAATGATTCAATCCAATCGCTGATGGCTTCCAGCTTGCCTTGCGCCGATAATTGCTTGAGCGCCTCGATCCGAACTAGTTGCTCGGCCTGTCGCGCGCTCTGCTCTTTGGTTGCGCGCCGATCTGCCTTCGCGTTTTTCTGCTCATCCGCGCTCAAATCGGCAATGCTGGATAGAAATTCCGTGTCCTGCTCGGCCTGCTCGCCCAGCCAGGAAATCAGCTCGGACTCGGCGCGATCATACTCGCGGCGATTGTTGAGCGGCATCGGAACCGTCGCGCGCTGCTTGGCGGGAAGCTCCTTGAGCACATCTGCTTTATTGCGGCGGATGTAACACGTCGCTCTCATTTTCTCGTTGAGTTCGTCCAGGTGCGCCGCGCCGCTCATGTCCCATCCAAAGCGACCGTGGAATGCGCCGCAATATCGCTTGGCGAAGGTCCAGAAATCGCCGCCGACATCATTCAGCCGGCCGATGATTCCTAGCTGGCTGATGAGTTCTTGCGGACGATTCAGGACCGGCGTGCCGGTCAGCGCCAGGCGATACTCAACGCCTTTCGCCAGTTCCTTCGCGGCCTCGGTGCGCTTGGCCTTATAATTTTTTGCGTAGTGACTCTCGTCGAAAATCACCGCGCGGGGATTCAGCGCCTTGAGCGCCTCTACGTGCTTGCCGAGCACATCATAATTAATCACGATGATGTCCGCCTCGCTCCCACCGGCTTTGCCATTCCACACACTCACCAACCATCCTGGAAGCCACTTCT